CAGCAATATGGGTCGACTCAGTACTAGGCTTTGTACCTCGTGCGCTTGACAAGGACGAACGAGAAGTACTAAACAGTAAGAAAGCTAAGATTAAACATCTTCCTATGGAAGAGCGACCTCTTACCCCTTATTTACCAATGATGTATAACCATCCTTGCACAATATGGGTTAGGTCGAGCTTAGATAACTTTGAGTGGACTCATTGTTACGCTAACGCGCTCAATGATGAGTACCACTATCGTTATGGCAAACAACACAAGTCTATAGTAGAAGTAGTAAATAAACTACCTGAGCCACAGAATATGCCTAGGTTAGGACAGACTCCTTTTCTTATGGCTATGCCAGACGAGTTAAAAAACGAAGATGATGTAATTCAATCGTATCGAGATTATTACCACCTAGACAAAGCAACCTTTGCAGAGTGGAAATATAGAGATAAGCCAGATTGGTGGAATGAAGATTTTGCTGATTATGAAAAGAGAATAACTAGATGATAAAAGTAATGATAGGCAAACATGCCTTAATGTTTAAAAAGGGAACTTCTGACGAAGAAATCAATAAAAAATTGTTAGAGTACAGACAGTTCCAAGTATTAAAAAGACCAATAGTGGTCAGGAAAAGTAATGGTGATGAATACCATATGCTTAATGGAGTAAGACTAAATGGCAAAAGACACTAAACAATCATTCCTAAACGCACTTATAGGAGTAAAGGAACCAACAATGGAAACAATGGAACACAGTCAAGTATTAAAACAAAATTTAAAAATACAGATCGATGCGGTAGAAGCAGAGATAGTAACAATTAAAGCTCAACTAGCGAAGAAGAAAGAATATCTAGCTAAGTTAGAGGGTGGTATTGAAGTATTAGAAGAATTGTCTAAAAATGACCATACATATAGTAGATAACTTTTACCCAAACCCAGACGAGGTTAGAGAAAATGCACTAAAGATGTATTTCTACCCTGGACGTAGAGGTAAAAAAATGCACTTTCCTGGGGACAGGACAGTAGGCACTTTCTCAAGTGAGAATAGACTATTTCTAAAGAACAAATTAGAAAAAACTATAGGTGCTAGAATAATAGAATTTCCAGCTAAAAACTCGAATGGAGCATTTACTCTTGGATTAAAAAAAGAAAACGAGTTTCTTAATTGGATTCACCACGATCAAGCAGGTAAGTTTGAGAGTGACTTAAAAAAGTCGGGAGGCAGAGCTTGGGCATGTATAGTATATTTACAACCTAAAGCACTTATTGGAACAGGTACTGGTTTATTTAGAAGTAAAAAAACAGGGCTTGTAACTAAGTCTGACGACTTAAAAATAGATACTAATGCAGGTTTTAAAGGAGAGTGGAAAGCCTCCAACCCAAACTGGGAACTACATACTTATGTTGGGAATGTATACAATAGATGTGTTATTTACCCAGCAAACTACTGGCATGCACCAATGAATGCTTCTTTTGGACATAACAAAGATACAGGAAGATTAGTGCAAGTCGGATTTTTTACAACGGAGAACAATTTATAATGGAATGGCACGACGCAAAATTTAACGAAGATGAGACCATTGCACTTATAACAAAATATATTCAGTCAACCTATAGTAAACACTATAGTATGAGTAAAATACAATCAACAGAGTTTATCTTTGATGCAGGACATGGCGAAGGATTTTGCATAGGCAATGTTATAAAATATGCCCAACGCTATGGAAAGAAAGACGGCAAGAATACTGCTGACTTATTAAAGATAATACATTATGCAATAATATTACTAGGGGTAGAAATTGAGAATCAAGAAACACGAAAACTTGACGGAAGCGAATATAGCTAAGGTTATAGCCGCCCTAGATGGGGAGAAGCCCATCACTAAAAAAGAAGCGTGTGGTATGCTGAATATAGCGTACAACACAACAAGATTAAAAAATATAATTGACAACCATATCGAAACTGTAGAGTTTAGGGACAGAAGAAAAGCACAAAACAAAGGAAAAGGTGCAAATTCCCAAGAAATAAAAATGGTAGTTCAAAGATATATTGATGGCGACAATGTTACTACAATAGCACAAGGTCTTTATAGGTCGCCAGCCTTTGTAAAAGGTATTATAGAAAGATTAGGTGTGCCTCAGAAGTTACCTGAAACAGATTATGCAGGACACAAAGAGGCAATGATACCAGACCAGTGCATAGCTGATTCTTTTGAAATAGGAGAAAAAGTATGGTGCGCTAGAAGGAATCATATGGCACAAGTACTTGATGTACACAAAGACCCGATGTATATGGAAAAATATGGAGCACAATGTTATAAATTATGGGTGGTAACGCCTTGTGATTTGAGCAAGAGTTTCTTTCCACATCTAGACGGGAGCAAAGCAGGTTACTATAGTCACGCGTTATCGTATGAACTAGGTAGTCTAAAACACTTACAACAATATTTGTAAAGAACTCATAAAATGAGAATAAGGAAAACATATGGATTATTTAATAGCATTTTGGCTATCTGGATGGGTCATAGTAATTTGGAAATTGGTTATACCAGCTTTTGAAATAGCAACCCTAGTGGATAAAGACAATGTAGTCCTTAAACATAAAAAATTTGTGATTGGTATAGTGCTGATTTTAGCCTTACCTCTCACGCCATTATTAATGTATGCCGCACTTGATGTTGGCAAACATAGAGAGAGATTCATTAGAAACTTTGTAACAGGATTATTAGGATGACACACGAAAGAATACACTGTGCTATTAAACTAAAAGCACTTATAGAGAAGCTAGATAAACTAGGAGAAGTAGAACCTCCTATGTTAAGTCATGCAATTGAAGACTGCAGAGCATTAGCTCGGGAGTTGAGATATGAATCAGAATTTATCTCTGGTCTCGAATAAAATTAAAATTGGAGTAGTTAGAAACCCTTACGAAAGAGTAATAACGGAGTACCATAATAGTCTTAATTATATAGGTCTAGATAATTGGCTACAAAAATATACAATGACTTCACAGAAGGAAATGTATAAAGATAGCGATATTTTAATAAGGTTAGAAGATTGGAAGCATGAACTACAGGAACATGAGTTAGTTGTGGAAGATACTTCTATTTTGGATAACTTATTTGTAGCACCTATGTGGGAGCAGTGGTACACACTAAAGTCTAAAAGTAGTGTTGCACTAATGTACAGGGAAGATATTACTACTTTTGGGTATAGCATATAGAATTTAGTTCTTGACTCTTGCTTAAACTTTTAGTATAATATATTTATATTAAGGAAATAAGCAATGAGCGATAGGTTTTATACACAAATGCTGGATACCACAGGTTGGTGCCCAGGTTATAAAAATACTATGACTCTTGCCGAATATGAACTAAAATTTAAATTAACAAGGAAAAGAAAAATGGCTTGGACAGACGAAATGAAAGCTCAGGCAGTAGAGATGTATACTGCAGAAGAACCTACTCCCGAAACGAGTATGGAAATAGTTAAAGTTGTAGCTGATGAATTAGGTGAGAGCCCAAATGGAGTCAGAATGATTTTAACAAAGGCAGGAGTTTATGTAAAGAAAACTCCAGCGGCTGGAACTAAATCTAGCGGAACTGGTGGTGGAACTAGAGTCTCTGTAGCAGGTGCTCAGGATGACTTAGCTTCAGCAATCACAGACGCAGGTAAAGAACCAGACACTGCAATTATCAGTAAGCTTACTGGTAAGGCTGCTCAGTATTTCGCACAGTTAATTAACGAACTGAACGACTAACTTTACCCCTTGAAGAACTCAGCTCGTAAGGGCTGGGTCTTCTTTTATCTATAGATTTGACCTTGCAAGATAATACCATTGATAGGACGCTAAAGGACTTTAACTACCTACAAGGAAACTCATGCAAAAAGATGATTTTATAAAGAACGTCAGTAATGCGGGCGACGCCATCATTACCTATCGTAGTCAAAATAGTCGCAGAATGAAATATAATGTTTGCACTATGGATTTTGACAATAAGCATATTCAGACTAAAAAGAATAGGGCTACACCAAACAATAATCAAGTATTACTTTTTTGTTGGGATTGTGATAGCTACAGGCTTTTAGCACCTGAGAATGTTACTTCCATTGTTCCTTTATCAGCGATATTGAAGAATGATAGAACTACATAATGCGCCCCCTGTATATGAAAAGCTAATACATTACAATGAAGAAAAACACGAGAGAGTTTACCTTACTGTAAATAGCTTTAGAAATATAGAATACCTACATATTAGGAAATATTACCTAGACTTTGACGAAGAATGGAAACCGACACGGGACGGCTTAGCTATGCCTATAGACTTTAATAATAGCAAGGCTCTGTTTGAGGGGTTAGTTGAGATTCTATCTATCTCCGAAGTCAAAACAGTTCTTGAAACTCATTTCAAGGATGTATTAGATAAGATTTATTTATAACTCACAAAAATAATACTTGACAAATCCTTAAATTTTCTGTATAATATATGTATGAATAAGACAGAATACCTAGAATATTGTAATCAGAAGTATGCTGAAGGCAATCCTATATTGCCGGACGAGGTATACGACAGACTTACAGAAAACACTGTACTACAAAATAAAGTAGGCTATGTAGAAGTAGGAGAACAAAGATTCAAACACCCTTTCCCAATGTATTCATTACAAAAGGTCTTTATCGGAGAAGATGAGGAACCAAAATGGGACACCACAAAAGCAACTATTATGACTCCTAAACTGGACGGTGCAGCTGTATCTATAACTTATATAGATGGCGTATTATCTCAGGCGTTAACACGTGGCGATGGCAAAGAAGGGCTAGATATTACTGATAAAATTAAAACTATAGTTCCAAATAAAATCTTTAGAACTCAACTTACCCAAATTACAGGTGAGATTGTAGCTCCAAAGGAAATACCTAATGCTAGAAATTATGCAGCAGGTGCATTGAACTTAAAAAGTACAAAAGAATTTCAGTCTCGTGACTTGACTTTCATAGCCTACGGCTGTTCACCAGCCATCTGTCCAGATTGGATAGGAGATATGGGTATGTTAGCGAGTATGGGACTAAACACAGTCACCCAAAGTGATTATAGCCAGTTCCCTCAGGACGGTAAAGTGGTAAGAGTCGACTCTAATATATATTTTGAATCGTTAGGCTACACCGCACACCACCCTAGAGGTAGCTTTGCTCTAAAAACTAGGCAAGCAGGAGTTGTTACTCGATTATTAGATGTTGAATGGAATGTCGGTAAATCAGGTGCAGTTTCACCAGTCGCTATACTCGAACCTTGTGTGATAGGAGAAGCAACCATATCAAGAGCTACACTGCATAACATTGCATATATTGAAGCTCTTGACTTAGAAATAGGTTGTAATGTAGAAGTAATAAGAAGTGGGGAGATAATCCCAAGAATTGTAAAAAGAGTATGATTTCTAAAATAAAACACTATACTTACTTAACTGTAGATGAGCTTTATGATGCCCTACAGTTAAGAGTCGATGGTTTTATTGTCCGTAACAAAGTATGTTACCAGGACTTAGAAGATAAGTACGACAAACACCAGTATTGGATGCTTTGGTATCATAAAGGTGTTATGGTTGGAGTAAATGCACTATGCGACAGAAAAACTTTCTATGGAGATAACGGAGTATCTTACAGATATCCTGCTTTTCGTAGACAAGCTTGGAGGTCTGATTACAAAGGTGGGTGTACCAAAAGAGATTTAACTAAAGGGAAAGAATTTTGTATGAAACAATGGGGCAGTCCCAGAATGATGTGTGAAATAACTTATGAGGGAGGTAAACAACCTTTCTTAGACTTTGGATTTAAAGAAGTTGGTACAAATATAGATTCGGCTGGAAGAACCAATTGGATTTTTGTATATGAACCCGATACTTATTAATATAGATGTTACTGGTCTTTGTAATGAGACCTGTAACTATTGTCCTCGTAGTAGTGGTTATCCAAATGCCAAGCACTATATGAGTATTAGAACATTCGGCAAGTTTGTTTCTAGCTTAGAGGGGTTTGAAGGATATGTGTGTTTCACAGGTAGAGGAGAAAATTCCTTACACCCTGATTTCGGCACTTTAGCTCGAATGTTGCACAATCCAAATAGAACGTATAGAACAAGAATCCTAACTAATGGATATAAATTAGCGGAGCGTATGGCTACTTTTGATTTGTTTGATAGTCTTATAATTAACAGTTATAAATCTAAAGAACAGATGGAAGAAAGAAAAAAGATTATGCCTAGAGCTCAACATAGATACTGGGATCAGAATATGAAACCTGAAGAATGGGGCGAAACGCCTATTCAAGTATCAAATAGAAGTGATATATACAATCGTATTGCCACCGATAGGTCAGCAATTAATGAAGTATGTATATTACCTATGACAAAAGGCTGGGTACATTGGGATGGCAGTATACAACTATGTTGTAATGACTGGACAGACACTAATGTATTTGGTAATATAAACACAGACAACTTTTTTGATGTATGGAAAAATAACCCTGAGTTACAGAAGTTAAAAGAAGAATTAGCCAAAGGCAATAGAAAATATAACCCAATCTGTGCAACATGCAACAGATTACCGACTTCGAGAGATAAGAATAAAATAAAATGGTTGAAAACCTTAAACATGATGTAGACTCAATAGTCAACCTTAGTGGTGGACTAGAATGTGCAGCTGCCTTATGGTACGCTAAAGCTAAAGGATATAATCCTGTGGCTCTACATTTATATAATAAAGTTTGGGGGGAGAGCGCAGACGCACAGCTCGAAGCGGCTCAAAAACAAGCTGACCTAATGAAAGTAAGACTTCTAGTAGACGAAGCAAACATGCCCCAAGACTGGAAAGTTAATAACTATCCTGTTCTTCAACATCAATCAGCTATATGCACATTAATTCAAGGTAATCGAAAGATTAAATGGAAAGCCATTATATGGGGTGCTAACTCAGATGATTCATTCAAACAAAGATTACAATTAAAATTTCCATTCCGTGCTTTAGCCTGTGGATGGAGCAGGACGCTAGACCCACACGGGATTCATCCTCGCCATATATTACAACTGCCTATTAATCTATTCCCTTTTGAATGGATGCAGAAATCAGAGATTGTGGCAGCATTGATACAAGCTAAACCAGACTTACTGGAATTAGTACATAGTTGTACCAAAACGATAAACAAAAAACCTTGTGAAGTTTGTACTAAATGTATAGAACTTGCGTATGCTAAAAAAGCAGCGTGGAAGTCAGTACATAAACAACAAGAAGGCGACTTACGAATATGAGTGCTGGTGGGATTTATAATCACACTTATTTTGATAACCATCCTCTTGAAAAAGAGAAAGCAGGATTGCTCTACGGAATTGTCCTTGTGAATACAGTAACATGGGAACGAGAAACAATAAAAGTAGGAATCGCAAAAGGAACAACATTCAAAGACGTCGTTCGACGAGGGCGTGGCTTTACCAATTACGAAATAAGAATACAGAGAATTTGGAACGGGACGATATACGATTGTTGGAGATGGGAACAGAAACTACACAAGAAATATGAAATTGACAGACATAAAACAGCACATAAGTTCGGTGGTCACACCGAATGTTTCTGCATGGACTCAAAAATATTGGAGGACTTCCCCAAAAAGCATGAAATATTTAGGGATTAGTGAAGGGTTTCATGACGCTGGAGTAGCAGTCATGAGAAATAATGAAATTTTATTTGCAACACATGCAGAGAGGTATACTCGTGTAAAGAATACTCGATGGGTACCTGACTATTTAAAAACTACTGACCACGATGTTAGTGTTTTTTATGAAGATATTAAGTTAAAAAACGAAAGACGAGAACAACATCATATGAAACCCCATGAAGGGAATGAGTATGATGAATTTGTAGGACACCATGAGAGTCATATGGCAGCAGGATATTATACTGCTCCTTTTAAAGATGATGTAGTATGCGTTGTAATAGATGCAATCGGTGAGTATGATACAGCAACTATCTGGAAAGATAGAAAGAAAGTCTGGAGCAAAAGATACCCTAGTAGTTTAGGTCTATTCTATAGTGCTATCACGAAACGCATCGGATTAAAACCAAACGAAGATGAATACATTACAATGGGTATGGCAGCTTATGGCACTCCTAGTATTGATATGGGTGATATAATAAATACGAATCTACACAAAGGAATTAGTATTAACAAATGGTTTTGGCAAACTCCTGAAGATATAGCGGCTTCAGCTCAGTTGTTTTTAGAACATGAGATACATAACATAATGTTAGAGGCTAGAAAGTACGGAAGAAAATTAGTTTATGGAGGTGGAGTAGCATTAAACTGCGTGGCAAATTCAAAAATAAGACCAATGTTTGATGATATGTGGATATTTCCAAGCCCAGGTGACGCTGGGAGTGCATTAGGTTGTATACTTGCTCACAGAAAAGAGCATATAAACTTCAAAGATTGTTTTTTAGGACATAATATAGATCAAGAAATAAATCCAGTAGAAGTAGTAAAAGAAATTATAAGTAATAAAGTAGTTGGAATAGCTAATGGCAAAGCTGAGTTCGGACCTCGTGCTTTTGGTAACAGAAGTTTACTAGGAGATGTTAGGTTCGATATCAAAGATACAGTCAATGCGATTAAACGCAGACAGAAATTTAGACCATTTGCTCCAGCAATATTAGAGGAATACGTAGATGAATATTTTGAAGGGTATACTAATGAGTATATGCAATTCGTGGCAAAAGCAAAACACGACTATAGTTCGGTCACACATGTTGATGGGACAGCACGAGTACAAGTGGTTCGCAAAGACTGCACCTCAGCACTACGACGTATACTAGAGGTGTACTATGATATTACTAAAGTACCTATGTTATTAAACACCAGTTTGAATATTAAAGGTGAACCTATGGTTAACACTTGGGAGCAGGCATTAGACTTTCAGCATAAGTATGGAGTAAAAGTATTTTGATTTATTGGAATGGATGTAGCTTTGTACAAGGCATGGAAATAGAAAGAGTTCAAGACCAGTTTGCTTGGATAGTATCGAATCATTTTGGACAAGATATGTTAAGGCACTCCAAAGTAGGAGGAAGCAACGACAGAATTTTTAGGAATATGATAGATGATTTTATGCATCCCCAAGGAATTACTGCAAATGATCAAGTCTGGGGTAAGGTGGCAGCCGATCCAGTAAAGATTGTCGCAGCAAGACCTAAAATGGTTATCATAGTTTGGTCAAATATAAACAGATTTGAATATTTAAATCGTGCTAATAATACTTGGAGGCAAGCTGCTTGGACAAGACATAGAATGGCTATGGACGATTTCACTGTAAGCGACGATTCAGAGATGCACTATCACCCAGACATGAATAGACCTCAGTGGGAAGGAGTAAATAATTATGGAAGAAGTGTCCGGAACGCTCCCTCTAATTTAATAGAAACTTTAAATTATATGCTAGCAGTAAAGAATATGTTAGAACTTCAAAAAGTTCCTTACTTATTTTATAATATGAGTGATGGACAAATAAAACCCGTATGGAGAACACTAAACGAACAGAAAAAAGAAGGTGCTAACATTACATGGAAGCAGCAAACCCTTAATGGAAAACACTACAAAGAATTATTACCGCATATGAAAGAAGAAGCTTTTTATGACATGTGCATCAGAAAAAAAGTCCCATTTGGACCAAGAGACCATCCGTTACACGAAGGAAACAGGCTAATGGCGGACAGAATTATAAAGGATATATATGATAAAAAAATGGATAAAGTCTTTAACTAAAAAAGTTAAAGCATTATGGTTTCAGATTAAACATCGTGGAAAATACATCGAGGATACTCACATCTATGAGGACTAACTATAAAGGTGATGTAAATTTTATAGTTACCAATATAAAAATAGTTCTTGACAGATGCCCAAACTTTTTGTATAATATGTTATATATTTAGAAAGGAAACCGTAAGTGAGAAAAATTATACCACCGACTAACTGCCCTTCATGTGATAGTGAGTTAGAGTTCGTTAATGACCAGTTATTCTGTAAAAACGACTCATGCCCTTCACAATGGGATAAGAAAGTGGTCAACTTCGCTTCTAGTCTAAAAATTAAAGGGCTTGGTCCTGCAGCTGTAAGTAAGCTGGAAATCCAAGATTACGAAGAATTGTATTCATTAACTGTAGAAGATTTACAGTCAAGATTAGGTTCAGTTAAATTAGGAGAGAAACTCTATATTGAGATTCAAAAGTCTAAAGAAACTCCGCTAGTAAAATTAATACCGGCATTTTCGATTCCACTTATTGGTCAATCAGCTTCTCAAAAACTATGCAATACTATATCTCATATTGAAGATATAAGCGAGATAAAATGCTCCGAAGCGGGTATTGGTCCAAAAGCAACTACTAATTTAATTAACTGGTTAGAAACTGAATACTACCCAAATAACTACAACAACTTGCCTTTCAACTGGAAAAATAAAATACTAGAAAAGAAACAGGTCAAGGGTGTTATATGCATTAGTGGTAGACTGAAAAGTTATCCGACTAAAGCTCATGCAGAGCAAGTGCTTAGTCAATATGGATTTATCGTAAAATCAAGTCTAACTAAAGACTGTACTCATTTGGTTAATGAGTCAGGAATCGAGTCAGCAAAAACAATGGCGGCGCAAGAACGCGGTGTCGTAATAATAACAAACCTAAAACATTTATTAGAGGAATAATAAAATGGCATTACCAAAATGGACAGATGAAAGAACTTCAGAATTGACTTCTTTTGTTGGGGATGAGAGCCCTATATCTCAAACTACTGTTGCTTCAGCAGCAGAGCAACTAGAAACTTCAGTAAGAAGTGTATCTAGTAAATTAAGAAAGATGGGTTTTGACGTTGAACTAGCTTCAGCATCAGCTTCTAAATCTTTCTCAGATGAGCAAGAAGCTACTTTAAGTAACTTTGTAACAGATAACTCTGGCTCATACACATATGCAGACATCGCTGCAAACTTTGAAGGCGGAGCATTTACTGCTAAGTCAATTCAAGGTAAAATCCTTTCTATGCAACTTACAGAGCATGTTAAACCTGCTCCTAAAGTTGAGACTGTAAAGTCTTACAACGAGGATGAAGAAGGACAATTCGTTTCATTAGTAAACGATGGTGCTTTCATTGAAGATATCGCAGAAGCTCTAGGTAGAAGTGTAAACTCTATCAGAGGAAAAGCTTTATCACTTCTTAGAGCTGGGGAAATCAACGCGATTCCTAAGCAAAAAGAAACTAAAGGTTCTAGCAAAGCTGATCCTTTAGCAGACTTAGATATTAACAGCATGACTGTTGAGTCTATCGCTGATACAATCGGCAAAACAGTAAGAGGCGTGAAAACAATGCTTACTAGAAGAGGTCTACAAAGCTCAGACTATAACGGAGCTGCTAAAAAAGATATCGGCTAATACCTGATTTCATCTTGGCGATAGGTTGCTTTCAGTAGCCTATCGCTTTTTATTAATATAAAATTGTCTTGGGAGATTCAATTTGACACTAGAAAGTGCATTACTGAAGCAAATCTTGTCGCTTGGCGATTTTGATACTTGGAACGGATTAAAACAACATTATCTACCTGAAGGTGAATACCGAAAGATGTGGAAAGTTGTTGACAAACACGTTGACAAATATAAAAATCTACCAACATTTGAAGAACTTAAACTTGAAGTTCGTTCTTCTGATATGCAAGAAAAACTTTACGCTATCGAAACTGTAGAAACAGATGTCGATGCATCCCTATTGTTAGATTATCTCAAGAATCAATATACACAATCAGAAATTCTATCTTCAATCGAAGGCTACGTAGAAAACCAAATCGCAATATCAGACGCAAGAGAAAACATTGATTTACTTCAAGAAATTGTCGTGTCTGTAGAAGATAAAGTAGATACTCAGGATGCAAATGAGAGTATGGAAACGATAGAATTATTTGATGATGAAGAAGAATACAAAAAACGAATTACTTTAGGCTTGAATCAAGACTTCGACCTAGAGTACTCATTCAAATCAGATGAGCTTATACTACTTGGTGCTAAGTCAGGTGGTGGTAAGTCTTTAGTGTGTTGTAACATAGCTAGTGCAATAAGAAAACAAGGTCGTAGCGCTTTGTACTTTACAATAGAAATGAATAGCAAAGACATTCTACAAAGAATAGTAGCAATCGAAACCGAAGTAGATTGTAACAGATTAATACATCAAAATTTAGAGCCACATGAATGGAATAAAGTAGGAGCTTGGTGGGCTAATAGATTCACAGATGGAGAAACAGTCTTAGCAGACTATAAAAACTTAGACAAATCAAACTTTAAAGAGTTTCATACAAAGCTAGTCAGAAATAGAATTGACTACAGCAAACCACAAATAGAAATTTATTATGACCCTGCACTTACCACAGCAAAAATTGCTAGTGTTGTAAGGCAGAATTTAATGAAGTTACATAATCCAGGTGTAATTATTATTGATTACTTAAACCAAGTAAAAAGAACAGGCAATATTAAAGCAGGTCAGTATGACTGGACAGAACAGATAGAAATATCTAAATATTTTAAACAGTTGGCACAAGAGTATAATACTACTACTGTGACAGCGATTCAAACGAAAGCAGACGGTTCTGCTAAATTCTCAACCAATGTCGATAATGCTGTAGATGCTTTCTATAGTATAGATCACTTCGACCAATCAGAAGCTATGAAATTCTCCTGCCAAAAAAGGCGTAATGCTAGAGTTGCAGGATTCACGAGTGAGATGAATTGGAGTACACTTAAAATCGGGCCACACACAGCAATGGACCCAGATGAGAAAGCCGAGCTGAAAGAAACTATGGGAAAAACAGGAGAAGAGGTTAACGACGTACCTTGGTAATATGATA